CTAATCCCATAGCTTCTTCTCCAGACATATTAGACAAAGCATCGAAGATTCCTGGTGTGTCAGGCATTTTGCCATCACCAGTAAAAACTCCTTGTGGCTCTCTCATTTGACCTGTTTCTAAATCATAAACTGAAGATACCCCTCTTTGCATGGTGTTAGGCTGGTTATTACTTGTAGTTATAAAACCTTCATTGCCTATTCCAAAAAGACCAGGTATGTTAAAAAAAGTAGGTCCTTGTTGCCTTACAGGTGGTTGCATCCTTTGCCTTTCCATTTGTTCTAATACTTCAGGTCTTGTTACAAGTGTTTGTGGGTTACTAAATAGACTTGGAAAAAGTCCTGTTAAAAAGTCATTCATCGTAATAGTCCTCCTAGTAATGCTCCACCGATAGCTCCGATAGGTCCTGTCAATCCGAGTGCACCACCCAATGTACTAGCTCCTAAAGATCCACCCATTAGTGCACCTCCTGCTGCTCCTTGCAAGAAACTTGGTCTACCACCACCTTGTGCAGTAGTTGTAAGTGTTCCTGGTAAAATAGTACCTGCTACGATATTGCCATACTGCCCTAGTGCTTGACCTGGTGCTGCCTGTTCAAATGCAAATCGTTGCATAGCTTCTGTTATAGGTTGTTGTGCTCTTATATCTTCTGCTCTACCAACTGCTGAAAGTGTTGTTGCAGGTTGAGTAAAGGTTTGCATGATACTTGGTGCAAGTCCTAATGTTGCAGCTTGTGTTTTTAACACATCTCCATACACATCTCCATACAATCTTGATGCAACATCGGCTTGTTTTTGAGTAACATCTCTTATAACTTCTGCTTCTAGTATTGCTTGTCTATCTCCACCTAACTGTCCTGCTTCATTAGCACCCCTTCTTGCTTGTTGCAATAATCTTGCTCCTGTTTCTTCTATAGGTCTAAGTTGTGCCTGTAGAGATTGTTGTAGCATAGGGTCTTGAAACCTTTGTGCAGGGCTCATTAGCTGTTGTTGAAATGCAGGTACGAGTGATCCAAGACCAAACACACCCTGTGCTGCTGCTGCTTGTCTCAAAGCATCCTCTGATGCAAGTGTTGTTGCACTAGGTGCTGCAAAAGTTCTGCCAGGAAAGAACTGTTGTGGTCCTGCCCTAAACTGTCTTTGTGCTTCTGAATATAAGTCGCTTAAATAAGGTGCTTGTACAGTCGATGGCTCACTTCTTTGTATCTGTGTGCCACCACCGCCACCTCCTCCACCGAAGCTCATAGTGTATCTCCTTTAATGTATGGTTGATAATTCTTTGCCAAGAACTGTGTATGTTTGTTCATATCCATGTTTCTCCAATTTCTTTATAAATCCTTTCCTACAAAATGTTTCCATAGCATGACAATCATTAGATTCTGCCCATGCTTCTATAACTGATATAGAATGTAACCAGTTATCTATTTCTTCCCCACCTAGTGTAACTACCCTGCAAACTTTCTTTCTTGGGTAATTTACAATCTCTGTTGTAACGACTGCTTTTATTTCTGCATTATTATCGAATACTATCCATAGTTGCATTTTCGCATCTTTGCAAAAGTTATAGATATCTTTGGTAGACATTTCTTCTTGTCCTTTTTTTGCTGCTAATTCTATAAAAGGAACACAAGCATCCCATATTTCATCAATCTCTTGCGATGGTATACCTGTTAGATATGTTGTCATAGCTTTGTGTAGTTCCCTGCTGCGTTTACAAAATAAATGCCTTCACCACTACCAGGATCAAAGTTAGTGCCATCAGCATAAACGATATCTCCTTGTTTTTTTCTTCCTGGTGTTGCATTTTTTACCTCGATAAATGTTGTTGGGTTTTCTTCTAATGCACCTTGTAGTTTGAGCAACTCCTCAAAGATGTATCTTGGTAAATCTTCAGGGTCGCTTGGTACAGGGTTAGGTGAATACTTTGGTGCTTCTGCCATTATCTAAGTCCTCTTTGTGCTGCTATAAAATCAGATATTAAACCAGGTAGTCTTTGCGTATAATCAGTCTCTCGCAACCCTTGCTCTGTAAGTATGCCAGGTAAAGGAATAAAACCTCTGAAAGCTCCTCTTTGTAATGCTGTATCTAATGCTTGTTCATCACTCATTTTTTGTAACACCCCATCTTTCATTGTTATGGTTGGAGCTAACATAAACTGATCTGACATTGTAAAGGGTGTAGGCATTGGATTAATAAAAGTTGCAGTCTCTGTTGTTCTAGGTATGCCCTTGTTATCCATTAAGACAGGACTGCTTGGGTTCATTGCTCTCGCAAAGTCAGGCATATTACCAATGAATCTAGGTAGATTTTGAGATATCAAAAAATCCATTATGGTACTCATTATCTTTCTCCTAAGACTTCATACTCTAAATCATATCCATTGAGCTCAAACTCACTATTGCTAGTGTGTTGAAACCTTACTGCAATAAACTTACCTGATACTCTACAATCTACTTTGTTTTGAGAGTTAGGGTCAAAACTTTGTGCAGCATTGAAAGTATATGTGCCATTAGGCGACAACGAACTACCGACAGATATGTTTACTGTACCTGTACCTTTTATTCTTGGTGTTAGCTTTCTAACCTGTTTAACAGTATTGTTGTTACCATCAAGGGTAAGTCCTTTTCTTTCTACAGTTGTAATAAAGTTTTCATTGTCAAACTGTTGCCCAAAGTCCCCACGATACAGTTTAGTATCGCTAGTACCTGCAAACAGAATACTTCTTTCTGTAGGGTTGAACAATCTGTCACCATAAGTACCTGCTGTAGTAGTCCATGTACCTGTCTGTGTATTCCATGTGTTTGTTGTAGCACCAGGATCAACAATACCTGGTCCTATATGGTAAATGTCAGGTAAATCTCTAAATGTAAAACTGTTGTTTACATAGTTATAAATTAATGCTTTGTTACAAAACTGAGAACCTAAACTGGGATAAGATATCCACATCTCAGACTTTTGCACATTATGTGTTACAAAAGTTAATTGATAGTAACTACTATTTATATCATCGAACAAGTGTTTTTTGATAGCATTAGTTGCAACTGACTGTTTAGATACACCATTGTGGACTATAACATCACCTTGAGTTACAACAAAATGTTTGCCCTCAAACTCTTGCACACAGTTCCTAGTTAATATGCCTGTATCGTTAAATAATTTTTTAAAACTGAATACTAGGTTACCACCTATATAGTTAGCAATCCAAGTAGAGTTGCCTTTGTAAATAATAAATGATTCTTTGAGCGCAAGACCATCTATAATCTCATCTGCTTCATCACCTATAGTTACTGCACCTGCATCATTCGTTGCTGCTGCTGTCCATGTAGATGGAAAATTAAAATCTTCTGCTGTATCGCCCCATCTTACTTTGTTAGGTAAATTCGTGCCACTTTCTGTAAGATTAAGAGCCATGAGGTAGTTACCAAATGCCTTTATAGTCTTGCAAGTTGTGTTAGCTACCCAGTTCGGTAAATCGCTAAATGCACTTGCACCTGTCGTAGCTAATGCTTGTGGGTCATCTATGCCATTACATAGTATGGGAAGACCATTGTATATCGTTCCTGTCCAGTTGCCGACTGTAGCTAAGTTTGTTGAATAATCACCACCTGATGACCTTGTAAAATTAGTGTGCGTTGATGTGCCACTTAATCTATAAATTTTTGCAGTACCTGCATAAAACCAATATGAGTTTACATCATAAGACCAGTTTAATACAAAATATGGAGCAACTGTTGGTGTACCAAATACCTGATCGTGTCCTTGTATCTTTTTTGCAGCACTATCAGCAAACCTTACATTCGATGCTTCTGAGTAAAACTCAAAAGGTATAATTGTATTGTTTACATCTTTTATTAAACCCTTCGGAGGAGGGGCTTGAAATACTGCCATTATTAATCTCCTGATACAAATATTGTATTCAAAACTATTCTTGAGTCATTGTTCATGGGATTTTGTCCTGCGTGTGTAAGTCCTGAGTCAAACAAAATTCCTTTACCTCTTTCATGTTTTATTCTTTTTATTATTTTATTGTCCTCGAAGAACATGGTATCTCCATCAGACTCGTTTATATACACAATCAAAGACTTAAATCTAAGATCAGGTCTTTGTTCAGGATTGTTGATATCCTGGTGACACATTTGATGATTATGCTCTCTATACCCTATCAATGGAAAAGTAACATTGATTTTCATTCTTAACATTTGTTTTACAGGTATTTTTGTTTCATCAAAAACAGTCTTAAAAAATTCGTAATGTTCTGATTGTGGTTTATGGTCGTAATACAAATGATGTATTATCTGTCCTTTGTCTATAACATTTGGGTCTGTTATCTCGCCCCTGCTAGTCTTTCTGTCATAAATAAAATTTATGTTAGACCTTGTAACAATTTTTTCTGCTTCATCAAGAAAAGAATTACTTATGCTGTGCGTTTCCACATATATACCACGATGTATGGTTGTAAGTTGTTGTGGGCAGAGCCACCACCAGTAGCATCTGTTACCACATTGTTATCTATAGTTCTTCCATTACCACCTGTAATGTCTACATCGTTTGCATTAGGAGCAGGACTAATACCTGCAGGATTATTGTGAGTGTGTGATGGTAATTCAGAAACAGTCAATGTGTGTGTTTTAGCACCACCAGTTTCTTCTAGTGTATCAAATTCTGTTTGACTTGCATCTATACCCACCATGACACGACCTGCACCAAATGCTGCCCATGTTCCAAAACCAAGTAGTGTTCCAGGATTAGTTGCAACTGCTGCATTTATGTAAATAGAACCTACAGGGTAGACATCTGCTAGTGTTATTAATCCACTACCTGCTGACAATGCACCTGTAATAGTTAGGTTTCTTGCACCTGTGATGTCTTTGTTAGCATCTGCTGTAACAGCTTTTGATGCTTCCACAGTACCAAGTGTTGCAACATCTACATAGTTAAGTTCTGTGGTGTTTGCTGTAACACCATCAAGTAAATTTAATTCTGTGTGTGTTGATGTAACTGCATTACTTAAGTTAGGAAATGTAGCTTTGACTGTCGATTTAATAAGTCTTAAATGGTCATCGCCCTGTGAAACAGCATCTGAAGCTGTAGGGTTTGAGCTGTTTAGACTATCTATATATGTTCCTGTTTCTAATCCCATTCGTTATTCTCCAAATAATGCTTTTACTTGAGCATCTGTTAAACCTAATTCTTTTAGTTTTGCCTTGCCACCTTCTCTATTTGTTTTTGTATCTTCTTCTTCTTTAGCTACTCGTTCAGATACTGCTTTTACTTCATCTGTATAATCATAAGAGCCATCATCTTTTTTTACCATGTCAGCAAATACATTGTCATCTACCTCAATATAACCATCTTCAGGTTGATAAGATATTTGTTTGACTACATTACTTTCTATTAGTGCATATTTCATTATGGTAACTTCCTTATCAATACATCTGCATAGACTGAATTTCTAGTGTCATTCATGTAATGCCCTAGTCCAATGTCAGCTTTAGCAGACTGTGTTCTATGCCTTAATTCAAATACTTTTTGAGCTGATATTGTAAATCTTCCAAATATCATTGAAGTATTATCCCCCAAGTTACTAAATGCAGTAGCATAATATTGTTGTCCAATTAGTTCTACACTACTGTCAGTAACATTGTATAAAAATGCTCTATGATGATCTACCATACAACCATTAGCAAATGCTTCACAAAAATAAGTTCCTGCAGGTAATGTTATTTGATTAGAACTGAGACTTGCTCCTGTTATTTCATTTGTCTTGACTGTGTTCAAAACTCTTATGTTGTCTGTGTTAGCACCTGCACTACCGCCATGCACTAGTGTTCCTTTTTCATCTCTTACATGAAGTAAGTCTAGTTTACCACTTTCAGGTACAGTAAATGTACTCGCAGGTAAAGTTATAGTATTAGTTCCTGCAGCAGCAGGTACATCTATTGTTACTTGTCCTGAGCTTGATCCTTTAATTACTAATGCCATTAATCTGCTTCCTCTATTGTGTTACCTGCTTTTACCCATTCTTGTATAGCTTGGTAATCTGTGTTTGCTGTGTCTATTGGCACAGAATGTTTACCATTATCATCTTCTATATTAATGCAATAATCTTTGTCTGACATTGAATCAGTTATGTATTTTGCACTCTTTATACTATTAACATCGATCATAATTCTGCTTCTGCTGTGTAATTACCTTGACATAAACCTGCATTACCTGCTGTAAGACCTGAGCTGTAGGTTAATACTGCTGTAAATCTATGTGTTTGTGCATTAGATGCCATACTACTCGGATTTAATTTATCTGCACCATCATAAAATGTCCACTCACTATCTTCAGGTGTGTTTTGAGCTCGATAATAAGTTATTGTAGGTGCTGACCTCATTTCACATTTTAGAGGAATAACTGTTTTAAATTCTGTTGAACTCATTGTACCACCAATTGAGTTATCACTTTGACCTGCTACATAACTACTATAGTTTTGTGGGTCTGTTCCTTGTGGGAATGATTTTTGAAAATATCGTTGACATCTACCAAGACTTGTACTTACATCTTCAAACTGAAATGCAGGTATACTGTTAGCATCAAAAGTTCCTACCTCTAATTGTAAACCTGTAATAAATAATTCGTTTGATGTACTACTTCCTATAAATGCTGTTTGTCCTGCTGCAAAGTTAGCTGTAGTTGCAGATTCCCATGCACTCGGTAATGTGCCTGATGTAAAATCACTACCGACTCCTAAAAAAAATTGTATTCTAAAACTATCCCCATTATCATTTCCTAATGCACCTGTCGTATCTGCTGCAAAACTCAATACTTTTTTCTCCCAAGTGTTTGCAGATGATATTGTTACTAAAGACCCTATTCTTCTGCTATTGTCCTGGTCTACAAGATTAACTGTAAAGTTTCCTGTAAGATTTGATTTAATCCAAAATGCTAAAGTAAATGTTTCTGCACCTGATGTTCCTTTGTTAAATATTTGAAAATTTTGCCCCTCACATCTTTGCTCAAAAGTAAATAAATCTCCTGATGCAGGTGAAGCATCTGCTGTAGTACAGTCTATTTTAAATGAATTTGCAAAACCATATCCAGTTGGTACATCTGTGCTTTGAGATATAGTGTATGCACCATAATTACTAATATTTGTTCTCCATCTATCACAGGCAAAGTATGAATCTGTACTAGCACTAGATGTACTTGTTCCTCTTTGTGAAAGTGCCATATCACCATTTATAATCAATGGAGTAGCAGTTTTTCTATCTAAAGCTACTGTGTTATCTGATACTGTGCCATGTAATGTTAGTGCCATTATTCAACTCCCATCAATGCTTTAATTTGTGCATCTGTTAAACCTAGTTCTTTTAGTTTTGCTTTGCCAGATGCTTGATCTGCTTCTTTTTGTGCTTGTGCATCTTCTATTGCTTTTATCATAGCTGTGTCAGCAACAATCTGTGCTTCTCTTTCTTTAATTTCTTCTGCTGTCATTTCAATCATTTTACCATCTACACATTTCTTCATGATGTTGCTACTCCATATAAAGCATAAGAACTACCTGTCGCAATATCACCTGATGAAAATAACATTTGTAATCCTTGATTATCTTCGTTTGCTTGAAGACCACCTGCACCACCAATAAATAATCTTGAAGTGCTATTAGAGATAGATGCTGAAAATATAACATTAGTGTTTAAACTAGAACTTCTTAAATTGAAAATATCATATTGCATACAAACTGAACGACCTGATTCTGTGCCACCTGAAGTTACAGTTGTTAAAGCACTTACTGAGCTATCGTTAAAATCTGTACCACCCCCACGATAAATTTGTTCTCCATAATCTGATACTGAATTCAACACACTAGCTGAACTATCTCTCATTCTCAGAAAAAAAGCACTACCTGTTTTTGGTATTGCTACAGCATATAATTTTAAATGATT